TAAAAAACGTTAAAGTCATTTATTAATTTTGGATAAAATCCAACATTCATAATTACGGAAGTAGTTGTACCAGTCCCCACACCGATTGTATTGATGTCTTCTAATACTATGTCAACGTTTGCATTATTAATTGTCAAACTATATGTTTTAGTTGCTGCTGATGTAACTGGGTCATAATTTACTAAGCTATTAAAGTTTTTCCAAGAGTTATCCAATATATCAAAGTTATTTGTACTTTCAACATATTTTTTATAACGATGCCAAACAGAACCTAATTTTAATAACCATGCGTATGGTACTTTGTGAACACCCGAATATTTTTTTAAACTTGCAAAAATATAACTCAATGTTTTTTCTTCACCAAAGTCCCAACTTTTATATTTTTCTTTGGGTGTTGCTAATGGTAAACTATTCAAAAACAAGTAAGCGGGAACAGTAAAAGGGTAGGGGTCACCATTCCTAAACTTCTGTATTGCTTCTTGTATTGAGTTGGTAAAGTATGGTGTATTAAACATAGAAGATGTTTGATTAGCCAAACCTAAATTTCCATTATAATTTGAATAATCAACATTACCTTCAGTTATAAGTTGTAACTTATAATCAGTTGTTCTACTTTGTAAAAATGTCTTTAAATTATCTTCCGTTACTGATGGTTCACTAGCATTTTGAAAAACAAAGTGTGTAATTGGTCTGATTTGGTTAAAGGTCGTATCTTGGTTAAAATTAGTTATAACTTTTTTATTTTTATTATAAAATATAACATCTTTCGTATCCATAGCTTGATTAACTGTGGATACACCAACACCATTAGCTAAATTATTTTTACACCAATTTAAATTTGTAAATGGAAAAGTGTCAGTAAAATCAACTTTATTACCTGCGGTAGAATCATCAATAAAATTTTGTAGTTTGTCTTCGTCAACAATTGATAATTGAGGTTCAGTAGCTCTACTAATAAAATCAGAACTTTTAATAAATTCGAAACTAGAATTAGAAATTTGATTACGTATATATTTTGTATTGAAAATTCCTCTGATATAATTTTGCCAACTTTCTCCTATACCACCATTAGATATTTGTCTAAGGATTAAAGGAAAAGTTTGAGCATTGAAACCCAAATTTTTAAGTTTCATAATTATGAATGGACTATTTACACCCAAACTATCCAAAAGATTACCACTTTCAAACTCGGCTAAAACATTTGATATTTCGTCAGCAGTAGAGTTAGTATTGTTTGCTCGAGTAATTTTTGAAAAATTAACTAAATAAATTAATCTCTCGTAAATCTCATAAAAGAACTTAACTTCCTCTTTATTACTATAAACTTGATTGGTTATTGGAAACTCAATAGCATTAATAGATGCACGTTTAATATCTAATACCTCATTTGTTGTCGGTCCGATTTCTTTTCTTTCGGGGTCTCTCTCAGTCAAACCTTTAATGAATTCTTCAACAAATTCAATTTCAGGCCATTTATCATATAAATAACCTTGAGTACGACTTATTAAAGATTGGTCACCAGGATATCTAATTTCATATTTTTCTTGTCCATTTTCACCATTAGTTGCGACAATAAATTGTGGCCAAGGATAAATTGGTGTATTAGTGTCATCACCTGGATTTATATTATCTTGTGAAGCACCAGCAACTTGTGGGTCAAAAATTGCTTTCTTCCTAACATCACTATTTCTTTCATTCCAAGCTTTAGTATGTACATCATCCATCAATCTCAAAAATGCCTCACCATTAGCAAAGAACACAGCTAACACATTTCTAATGTTTGGTACAAAACCAATACCATTGTTTTTATTTTGTAATAAGTCGGCCAATGTCTCAGTCAAAGCATTTTCAATATCCTCTTTTATTCTTTTGAGGTCTGTGTTCATTTGTTGTACTATTGAAGTAAATGAACCATCACCTTCGAAAAAAAAGTATTTTTTTTCTTGTTTTATGTCCCCATTTTTTGTTTTAAATGAACCCGCTTGAAACTCTAATTGTAATTCCAACTCAGCTTGAAATGTCTCCAATTCAGCTGGTGTGGGTTCTTTTTTCTTACGTTGTAGGAAGGTTTCAGCGATATCAATATCTTTGATTTGTACAACTTTTCTGAAGGTATCTATACTTATACTAAAATTTATCGCACTCTTAACCTCAGGTTTTTTTCCTATTTTATATTTTCCATCCTCACCAACAGTTTGATTGGTTTTTAATTTTTTATTATTATCATTAATTTTCCCAATTAATTCACTTTCAGCAGTGTTTCTTTTATCAGGTGTATCTATAACTTTAGTGAACGTATAAACCCTAGTTTTTTTATCAGTCAAAACTATAAAATTTTGTGTGTCCATATTTCTATTGAACCAAGATTGATTTCCTGCATAAAAATAAACATCACCATAGTATTCCGCTAAGTTAACTCTATAACTTTCACAATCACTCAATGGTTGTAAGTTTTCTTTTGCAAAAGTGTCCATTTTATTTTTAATAAAAATGTCCAATCTATCTTTCATTTCCATCAACGTTAGTTCAGGAAAATCATCAGGTATGATACCTTTTGATTTATATTCACTATAAACTTCTTGAATCTTTTGATACCCTCTAGTAACTGTTCTATCTTGTACGTTTGCTGACTGATTGGGGACACCACTTCTTTCTTGTATTCTAAGATTTGTTTTATACATATAAGGTGTAGCTAATAGACCAGCCATTGTAATTTCAGTCATTACATTATATTTGTATGTATAAAATTGTAAGTCCACATCGAAGTTACCCGAACCAGTATTAAATGAAGCACCAAATTTATACAACATCAATGGTAACCTGATTGCTTTACCTAGATACCCCTTTAGTGTTAGATAGAATAAAGGATATGGTAGGTTGAAGAAAACAGCATATGGTGAACTATCACCTGATTCAAATAGAGCTTTACCTCTTATATCAATCATTTTTATTGATATAACTGGTTCAAATGCTGTGTTAATTGTGACACTAATTGACTTTATACCTAATAATCCAGTGTCAGTAGCACCAGGTTTACCACCAGTATTAATTGTTTGTCTTACATAGTAGTCATCACTTTTATTCGGATTTTGAAATTGGTTTTTTATTGGTTGATTAATACCTTGACCTTTCAAAGAATCTTTCCCTGTTATTTCATCAGTCCATTTAGTATTAAGATAATCTTCTCCACCAGGTTGTAGAAAATTAAGAGATGCTACAGATACTGTTTGAATTGCATCATTAGCTGCAACACCCACGGCTAATTTAGTTCTTGGAACTACTTTACATTCCAAATTAGCATAATAAACCATATTCTCCATTCTGATGTGTCTGTCTTTTGCACGACCATCCTCATCAATAATTTTGTTTGGGTCAACTACTATAATGTTGTTATAGTCAAAATCGACTAATATATTTTCGGGTCTATCTACCATAATAGAAGAAATGATTGTTTAATTGGGATTTGTAATCTTGTAAAGAAGTTACTAACGGATATGGTATTGTCAATATAGAACCATCAGGTATGTTCCATTCTTGTCCACCATATTGTGGATTAGCCATCAAGATTAACCAACCGAAAGTTGGAGAACCATAATATTGTTGTGACACTTTATCCATTCTGGACATCCCAATTTTATAAATGTATCTTTTATCACTACTTTTGTTTGGTAGTTGAATATATGGAACAATCGTTTGTTGTCCGTTTAAAAGAAAATCTGCGTATCTGTTATATGTTTGTCTTGCCATAATTTAACTATTGAATGAAACTTTTCCATCAAATGTTTGAGTATCTTGATTAGTATTAGTGGTACTAAAAACATTTTTTATATTTGTTTCTTGTGTTGCATTAGTATTTTGGTTAGGTATCGTTGTATAATTAAATTTTCTTGTTTTACCTTTAGGATAAAGTTTTTCGTCAGGACTACTTAAGAAATTTTTTAAATATTTATCTTTTCTTAGTTCTTTGAACATTTTTTCCTCTTCCGCTAATTCCTTATCATATTTATTAGCTAACTTATTTACTATCTGTGTAAATTGATTTTTTAAATTTAGTGGGTCTGAAATTTTAAGAAGTTCCCCTTTAATTATACTATTAATAAAACCATCCCTTTTATTTTTATCAGAGAATATTCTTGATATAACCATAAAGAAAAGAAGTTCAGAATTATCTTTAAATAAAGAATCATTCAATGGAAAAATTTCATCTAAACCTTCTTCTGTTGTTATAATTGTATATTTTGCCTCAGTTTCCAATCCTGACAAATAATCATTATAGTCAATCAATGCTTCGTAAACTTTCTCATAATCATAAGATAATTCCTCAGTAGTGTTAGTTGGTTTTGGACTACTTTCCAAACTTGATGCTGTTACTTCTGAAGTACCTGTTAAGTTATAAACTCTCGGTTTATTACCATTCAAAAGTTTTCCATCAGTATTTTCACTTATTAAATTTATTTGTCGTATTAAGTAAACAAAATCTTGTTCAAACTTTATAAACTCTTGTGTTATAGTTGTAATACCATTCTCAAATTCAGATTGAAGTGTTTTAAAATACTCTTTCATATTTTGTTTAACTCCTTTAATTGCTGGTGAATCTAATCCAAATTTTTTAGCATTTAATTCTTCAATAATTATGTTAGCATCATCATCAATATCATCAGTTACATTTTTAAATAAAGTGGCCAATGTTTCACCAACACTAGATGGTGCACCCCAGATTGGTGTATCTTGGTTTGCCCAAGTTGCTCCTTTCATTAAACCAGTCGTATATAATCTTTTTTGATTCACCAATTGTAGAATTCCATAATTATAATTTAGTGTAATCTTTTCTAATGTATTAAGTGTGTTATTGAAATAACCTACACTTTGGTCTATTAATGTGTCCATTACTTTTCCGTATGAGATTTCACCATTTTGACCATTAGGTACTGGTATATTTGTAATAATTTCACCTATAGTTGAACCACCAGGATTTGTCTGTGGTGGTGTTGAATTTTGAGTTGTCGCAGCTTCTTCTCCTGCGGTTAAAGAAGTAATAATTTCTTGGTCTACAACTTTATAACTTTCATCAGTAGGTGTTGCTCTTTCATCATATATTTCTGTGTTAGCATAATAGTTGAATGATAAAGCATTCTGTAATTGTTCTACAGGACCTTTAAGACCCATACCACCAATAATGTCAAATCCCATTTTTACTGAAACTATCATTGGTTGTAATCCAATACCTTCAGGATTCATATCAAATTGACCATCTTTTTCGTATGTAAAACTAACACTTTTAGGTATTATCTTTGTATTGTAAAAATCTCCTATTCTAAGTATTAGAACTGGTGGTGCACCAAATGCAGTATTTTGAGCATCATTGTATCTTGGTTTACCATCAGGACCTATTGTTGGTATCGTTTCACCAGGTTTTGTACATTGATTCAAGAAAGTTAGACGAGCATTTAAGCCTTCAGGTGTCATAGAATGGAAAGCCGGATTGAAATACTTTATTTTTTCAACAATTGAAGTATATACCATAGGATTTTCTTCCTTCAATACTTCAAAATAATCACATTCACTAAATAAGTTTCTCAATATTTTTTTACCAATACCATCTTTAAGTTTTTTAACAATATCTACAGTTGGTTGAACTCTATCTACAGGTCTACTTGATACAACATCAACTTGTTGTGTTTTGACTTCTTTTTGTTCTTCAACATTCGGTTGTTCAATAGTTTCAATATCGGGTACATCAACAACAATTGATTTTATTATAACTCTTCTACAAGCCATTGCATTTACAGAATATACTTGTGATTGAAAAGTGATAGCACCAGTTGTACTTTTAATATCCTCAGTACAATTTACTTCAAAACCTGGTGTACCATCTGCCGATTTGGGAACAACACTTTTAGCTTGTTCACCACTTGCAATTTCTTTAATTATTAGTTTTTTATCATCAATAAATTTTTGTAAATTAGCATCTCCGATTTTAAAAGATTTTAAGAAACTTTCAACTGAATCTATTCTTCTTTGTGACAATTTTTTATTGTAATCAACTGACGCAGTCGCTGAGGCAGCACCCTCCATTTCTATAGTAATAGTTCCTTTTTTATTATTCAATAAATCAAAGGCATCAGTAATAAAATTCTTTTGTCCACTTGAAACTTTTTCATAATTTGTTTTTACAACAGAATCGAAAAACTCGTTGACATTTTTGGCTCTATTACAAAATTCAACATTTTGTTTACAATAAGTTCCACCTGAAGCAAAAGCTGATTCAGCATTCGTTTTATAAGTTTCTTTTTTTGAAATATAACCATCATAAGTACTATTATATGGAATATCACCAGATGATGGAATATCATTGTCAAAATAAAAACCTATACCTAAATAGGCATCAACAAAAGCTTGTTTAGCTGGGTCTGGTGTAGTTTTTTTGACACCCTGAGGTGGAGTAACATTTCCTCCATCTTGTCCTCCAAGTGGTACATTTTCTTTTGATATTTCTGTTATAACTTGACCAAGTTCTTCTTTGGTTAATCTTGGATTATTAATAACCTCTTGGTATGTATATAATTCAGACAATGGTATTGTATTAAATTTTTTAGCTAATTCGTAAATGTCAAATTTTACACAACCTGCAAAAAATGAATCAACTATTGAATCAATTTTTTCTTTAGTTTGACCCTTAAGTTGTTTTTGAACAATTGTGTTCATAACAGAAGGATGGTCGACTATGATTTTCCAATTTACTGAACCACTTCTACTTGATTTTGAGTAAGTATATATAGGTTCAGGTCTACCAATAAAAGTTGTTGCATCGAAGGATACATCAGCACTATCTTCAAATGTTAAATCATAGGGTGGGAACCACATAATTCTACCACCATTAGGTCCTCTTTCACATGCAGGTAAATCATCATATGTAAACCCAGGTTTACTTGATGTTCTCCAAGCAAGATTTTCAATTGAGAACATATATTTTTTAGCAACAACTTGACCTTTTGCATTTGGTTGTAGATTTGTTGAACCAGGATTTTTGAGTGGTGCTATGTTTAAATTATAAGTGTTGTCCAATACAGAATAGTCAAATCTTCTACCTGATTTAGTAATACCATCTGATTTCTGTAAATCACCATAAGTGTAATAAGGTGTATCTTTTGCAAATACCCTACAATATTCAATACCCGCTTCAGCACCAGTAGTGTTATCTCTATATGATAAAACTCTTGAACCTTTTGTTAATTCTTTATATCCATCGTTGAAAACTTTACTAACTTGATTAATTGCATTTCCAACGTGTTTTAATCTCGAAATACCATTAACTAAATCCGCCGAATTAACAAGACGTTGAGTTGCATCTAAAATAGAACTTTCTTTGAATTGTAAATTTGTTGATTCGTTACTTGTATATTGTGAACTTATTAAATTAAATTCCTCATCTTGTGAACCAGTACCACCACCAGGTGTTGCTTTAAAACCAGCATCACTTTTATATTTAGGTGAAACCCACACAAATTGACCATCAATACCTCCACCATCAGATGATGATTTACCAGCCAAACCAAAATTTAATCGACCAATATTTCCTTCATATAAACTACCCAACTCACTAGGTCCATAAACCGGTGTTTGTACTTGTCTTCCGAATGGGTCAATAGGTATTTGTAAAGGTGGTGATGTAATAGTCGATGGTTCAGATGTTCTACTACCCACATAGTAACCACCATTCAAAGTACCATTTTGATTTATTGTACTTTCAGTTTGTGCAAATTGTGAAGTTCTTGTATATTGTGCTCTATATCTATTATAATCAATATTAGCAAATAAAGCTGATTGTTGACCTGTACCAGTGTTATCAATGAAATTCTGTGATGGATTCGTTGTAATATTTAAGGTGAGTGGTAAACCTCCACCTCCAGTTGTTAAATTAGGTACGTTAAGAGCTAATGATATTTGTGTGGATGAACCAGCATTAAAAAGTACAGGGTCAAAATAATCACCAGCAATAGGTGATACAGGAAAATATGCACCCCCCAAACTTTGTATAAATGGTGATTCATTAGTTGGTGTTGTTGGTACTGTAATAGTCCAATTTTTAGACCTCAAGGGTTCTTTACCCGCAATAATTAAAGAAATATCAAAAGGGTCACTTGTTGTATCAAGAGTCAAAGTGCCTTGTGTATTTCTTCTTGTATCAGCATCAACTCTGTCCTGAAAAAGTTTTTTTAAAGTTTGAGCCCCAAGCTTAGCTAAATATGAATCTTGTGATAATAATCCACTATCACCAGCGGGGTCAGGAGAAATTAGAATCTGATATGGACTATAGGAAGAGGGTACAAAAGTTGGGGGATTCCAATATGGTGTATATAACTTATTATTGTTTTGTATGTTATCAATAATAACCATATCATTGAATCCTCCCACAGGACCATATCTGTTTTCGATATATGCTGCGTCAATAAAAAATTCATTAACTAAATCTAGTACTGTGTCGTTTGGACTATATTCACCTTGATTAGAACTATTAATTATTGGTGGGTTATTGTATGTGATTGTATAATTATATCCACCTTCAGGTCCATACTCATTCAACGGATAAAGTTGTCTTACAAATGGATTCTGTGAGATTAAATCATCAGGTGAATTAATAACATTGTAATCACTTAAACTTGTTTCATATGTTCTAGTACCAACAGGTGCTGTATAAACACCAGTCACTGCATAGGGGGGTAAATTCCTATTCAGTAAACTATTTCTAAAACTTGATGTTGATGCAAACGATAATGAACTTTCGGACATAATCTTATTTTAAAATAAATAGATGAATTTTTTTTTTATCATCTACCAAAATTCATATTTTGTTGTGATGGAGTTTGTTTACCTGTTGGGTCTTTGGCCATTTGAGCAATCATTTGAATAAACTCAGGTTTTTTCATAAGTTCATTCAACACTCTTTCGACCTCAGTGGTATTTACACCAGGTGGGGCTGAAAAAGTTACATTTAAATTACCACTATAATTTAAGTTTTGAGTTGTTGGTGCTTGTACTTGTTTTTGTAATTTATCCAAATAACTCATTTCAGTTGTTTTCGGTGTTGTGGTAGTTGCTACTTGAGTTTTAGTTTTTTCATCCTCACCAGTCAAAATACTTCCAACTTTAGATTCTTTATACACAACACTAGCTTTTTCCATTTTTTCCTTAAACATATTGTAAAACTCGTTGGCCATATTACTGCCAGCCTCACCAGCTCCTTTGAAATCACCTTTGAATAAACTTTTAATCAAATCATCTGACTGAGTTCCAATACCTTGTCTAATTCCCTTTTCTGAAAATGTTTCTGTTTTTTCTTTACCTTCTTTATCCTTAGTTGTTCTCTTTAATACTTCGATACCATTTTTATAAATTTCTATCTCAGCCCTACTTAATCTTTCACCACCTTTGGATGCTGCTAAACCATAACCCATAGTGTCAGCAATCATAGCCAACAATATTTCTTGGTTTTCTTGGACAGTAAGTTGTTCTTTTGCCAACTCTTCCATCGTTTTAGGTTCTTGGTCTTTCATAAATTTGTCTAAAGCATCTTTGTCTTTAGCAAAAGTTTCCATAGCTTTATCTATTCCCATTTGAGTACCATCAACGGTTAAAGTCATTTCACCACCAGGACCTATTTCTGATAAATTAGCTATGAAGTTTCTTTGTTCTTCAGTAAATGTTGCAGGAAATTTAATTTTACTCAATTTCATATCGAGTTCTTTTGAGCCAGTTGCCATTTTTGCTAATTCATCATAACTCATTCCCATTTCTTTGGCAATCTCTCTTAGTTGTCTTTTTGCACCAGGCATAATTTCGAAACGACCATCTTTATTAAGCTGAACAAATTTTTCTGACATTTTGGACATTTGATTCATCAATTCACCAGGGTCATTCTGTGCCATATCCATCAATCGAAGTGGGTCTAATAATTCAGATTGTGTAACACCTAATCTTTGTAATGCCGCCGACATTTCTATAGCTTTGTCAGGTTCGAATAAACTTTCGGATAATGTAAAAACTTCTTCCATATTTATTCTTAAAACTTTAGCCTGAGCTACCATTTTAGTTAACCCTTCTATACCACCTTTAAAATTAAATGTATTAAGTTTAGTTAAATTTTTTGCTACCTCATCTGAAACACCTTGAGCATTAACTCCCATTTTTCTTGAGATGTCAACTACTTTCTGCATTTGGTCTTGTACACCCATATATGAAACACCAACATCTTTGAATTTTTTTGCCATATCATCAACTTCCAAACCAGTAACCTTAGCTGTTGCTATTAATCCTTTATACGCTTGATTATTTAATATGACATTCCTACCCAAATCAGAGGATATTGATGTTTGAATAGCTGATATATCAGAAAATTTTCCACCCAATTCTTTAACATCACCAACAACATCTGTCATTGCTGCTTTTATGCTCAATATATTAGTTCTACCAACACCAAAAGATTTTGCGACACCAATTGCAGCACCCTCTACTTCATCAAAAACTTTTTTTAAACTAGCAGGTTTTACATTTGATAATACAGCGTCACCAAAGTTTTCTCCAATTTCCTGAAATTGTTTTTCTATACCACTTAAGAGTGATTTACCATCGTCTCCACCCATATTTAAATTGTTTTATAAATAAATACCACACACCTTTTTTTATTTTTCAGATGTGTGGTATTCTATAATTTTATTGACTAAATATTTTCTTGAGTATGTTGGTAAATTTAAAAAATCGGTATATGATGTATGAAGAAATTTACCCAATAAAAAATACTCATCTAATAATACTTCTCTATACTTAGAAGAAAGGGCGAAAAAATTCAACACCAAAGGTGACCTCCAAATTCACCTGTTCACCTGATGGTGCTCTAACAACTCTTTTTAAATCCAAAGATGGTTCATTTTCTTTTATGAATTTTTTAATAAATTTTGAATCCATAATTGGAAGATTATTTACCATTTGTGAAATTTTTTCTCTATCTGTCTCACCATTAATTTCAACAATATGTTTCATTAATTTCCAAGTAACTCTTGGAGGTGTCATATTAGTAGGATAACTTTCAACCATTTTATCTATTTCAATGATTTCACCATAAGTCAGTGGTTTAAGTTTTACATTCGCTTCACTACGTGGTAATTTTACATTGTAATGTCCGTTTTCATCAGGTGTTGAATTTGGTTTAACAATATTTAATTCATCCAAAACTATTGTAGCTTCGAATGGTTTGTTTGTTAATGGGTCAGTCAATGTGAGTGTGTATTCAGGACCGAAAGATGTATTTCTCAAATAAATTAGAATTGCTTCAACATCACCCTCTAAAAGTTCTTCGGGTCTGATATCTGTTTCGTAAAGTTTACTTCGTATTAAAGTAGTAACAACATTTACATTAGGATTAGAAATTCCCCCTAAAATTATGTTTTCATCATTAGCTGTAAGGTAACCAACTTTTACAGATTTCTTTTTGTTCTTATAAAAAATACCACCCGATGGTAAAGGAACTACATCGTGTGGTAAATTAAAATTTTCAGTACCGGCTTTTAATATATTAGCATCCATTGTTTTTTTTATTATTAAAATAAACTAATAATAAAAAAATTAAATACTTTTTTTTAGTATACTAATATACATCTATCCATTCTAAGGTTTGCTTGGATTGTTGCTATTTTGTCATCACTATATGATAGTCCTTGAAAATCAACGTTAGTTAAAAAACAACCCTCAAGTATCCATTTTTCAACAACTACACCAGTTGGGTCTAACATCTCCAAATCAACATTTTTCTTATATCCCGCAGCATACCCCATACGACCTGTTACAGATTCAGCATGAAGACGAACCCATTCCATAAGTGCTTGTGCTGCAGATGGACCGATAGGGTCTCTAAAAGTAACAGAAATTTCTTCCCAGTTAAATCTACCTGCAACATATGTTGAAGTGTTTAAAAATGGGATTTCAACCGAGTTTATCTTAACTTTTGGTCTAGATGTTGATTCCACGAACCATTCATTAATACCTAAAGAAGAAGGAAATCTCATAATAAACCTATTCTGTCTTTTAGGTTCATAAGGTATGGGCATTTTCATCAATAAATCAGCCATCGTATTTCAGTTTAAATTTTTATTCTTTTTTATTTTAAATATAAATATCTTATTATTTTTTTTCTATTGACTTTATAAAATAAAAAAAGTATTATTATACTAGAACTAGTTAAATATTATTAATATAATATTTTATATTAATTTATATAATATTCTTTTTATTCTAGTTTCTAGTTGTAATTCTTCTTCATCTGGTTTGTATTCCTTTTTAATACCTCCGTGTGTTGAAAATATTTTAACATCTTTTACCCCCTTACTCATAGCCTTAATATTTCTCGGGTCATCATCAGAAAATCCTATCATAGGAACAAATTTATTTCTTATTTCGTTTTCTATTTTTTTAGATAATCTTAAGTTTAATTTTTCAGCTTGACCTTGAACATATTGTTTGAATCTATTCATTGTTGTAATTTTAGCTACTTCAGGATTTGTTGCTGACCCTTCCCCATAAGAAACAGGATAATACCTATTCATTTTTAGGTACTTCATTATTTCAGTTTCTTTATCAGCTGGATTTTCACCAGAGTTAATTCTCATTTCTTTTAATGAATCATATAGAGAATCAGAATCAATTCCACCTCTATTTGAATCTATAAGTTTTTTAACCCCCATCATTAGTGTTGATGGTCTATGTCCTCTTGCAGTAATAATTGCAAACAACGAACCATTATTAATTGCTTCTACAAAATCAGGCCATGCAGCATCATTAGCTAATTCAGCACTCATTACATCCTTTAAGAATTTACCATCCCCAGTAACTCTAAAATCTCTGAATGGGTCTGGTGCAAAATTTACGATAGTAAAACCCTCATATTCAAAAGGTTCTTTTCCTATCTGAGTTCTATATTCAGCAAAATCCTCAGTTCCCATACCAACTTCTTCTCCATCATCATCTAATAAGTAGATTTTTGTTGGCATATACATTAAGTTATCATCCCAATCAAAAGCATAATACTTCATTGGGATTTCTCTTTCTTCAAATTCTCTAAGTAATTTAATAATTGTATTTCTCATACTAATAAATATGTCTTAATTAAAAAAAGGAAGATGGTTTATTATCTTCCTTTTGTTCAATTTATCGTAATGATAGCTCAAATTTTAACGAACCACAATCCCAAATTCTATCATAACCTTTTAGTTTCATAATTTCCCACTCTGTCATATTTTTATCATAACCCTCCTTAACAAGTACATCCTTTCTAAACACAAATCTATGATGTCTATTTAGATATTTATCAGTTTTAATATACCAATAATTTGGTGGTGTTTTTGATGTATATTGAAAACCATTTTTGTGATAAACTGTGTTGTTTGGATTAATACCCGACCATCTGATATCTGCAAAAGTTTCTATTTTATGTGGATTGATGTTATTGATAAAATATTTTAACAATTTAGAGAATCCTCCAACAATTGTAGTGAACTTTTTATTACTAAATCGGATTAATTCATATTCGTCAGAAATGATATCTTTATTACCTAACGATTTTCTTTTTTTTCCAAAAGTCATTACAGATACTAATTCATTTTCAAAAAAAAGACCATATCTAAATTTATCAATAGTATAACCTTGTAAATGATTTTCATTCAAAAATTCCATAGATTGTTTTTTTGTGATTTCTTGAGCATTACATTTTCTACCATAAATTTTACTATTTAAATTCAATTTACTCGATAACTTAGATAATACGATATCTGTTTTTAACATAATTTCATCTTCATAGAATTGAATCAAATTAATATTTTTATCATTCGAAAGAATCGTTTTGTCAATATGATATAATTTTGTCTTTTCTCCACTTATTTCAGAATGAAAATAATTACCATTTACCTCAATTCCAAGATTGAAATCGGGTAAAAAAATATCAATTTCTTTACCATTTAATATTTTTCTGTCGGCATCAATATGTTTTATATTATTCGTATTTAAAAAATCTTTAATTTTTTGTTCTAAGTTGGAATTTTTGGTAATTGGGTAACATTTTCTACAGATTGGTATTTTACCACTACCTAATAATGTACTACTAAAAATGTTTTCACATTTAGTACACTCGAAAGTATAAGATTGTGAGGTATTACCATTTTTATTTTGTTTATAATCATCTAATAACTTCAAATTTTGTTCATCTAATTTGGGGAGTAGTTTGTCTAAATGTTTTATTTTAATTGTGTTTTTTAATTTATCCACAAATTCTTGTAAATACATAGGACTCTTAACTCCATACTTCTCTATGAAAAGTTTATCTCTATTTTTTTTAAACTCATCTAATTTGAATAAAGAATCCTCACCATACTTTTCATATAACACTTGTTTCGACTTGTTAATTCTATTTTCTTTATTGACCTCTTTTTTATTCCAAATTGTTCTACATTCATTGGAACAAAGTTTTCTTTCGTGTTTTTTTCTTTCTGTAAAACTATTACCACATTGGATACAAGTTCTGTTTTCCCTCACGCTTTCATCTTTCTCCTTACCAAGTATCTTATTTTTTTTAGCATACTCAAAATAACAAGTTCTATCACAGAATTTTTTATCTCTATGTTTATAATCTGTAACAAACATATTCGTACAATTCATACATTTTAATTCAATTTTCATAGGTAAATTATTTTTTAATGTAACAAACACCAATCTACATATAAATATAGGATATTTAATTAAAAAACAAAAACCCTCCTTTAAATCAAGGAGGGTTAATTTTTTGTGGTATTAAAATATATTAAATATTCTCAAACGAAGCACCTGTTGGGGTGATATAGAAAGTAATATCTATAAATTCTAACGAACGAGTTGGTTTAATATATATTTTACCTGTCAATTGGTTTCTATCCAAATCTGCAGGGTCTGAAGAAACCGTTACACGGAAATCATACAAACCTCTATCTCTTCTGATAGCATCTAATATTGGATTGACAGCATCTAAGAAATCTTGTCTTACTTTTTCGTCATTTTGTTCGAACAACAATCTAACTGAAACTGCAGATATAAGTTTTCTTGCTTGTAATAACAATCTTCTTACGTTGATTCTATCAAGAGCAGATTCTCTAATTTGCATAGTTTTGTTACCCCAAATAACTGTTCCTACATCAGAGAAAGTTGCGATTGGATTAATTCTACCTTTGTATAGAGTATCTCTTTCTTCTTGTGTAAGTTTTCTTCTCGCTTTGATTGCGTTAACAATACCTCTTGTATAACCTGCCGCAGCAAACCAAGGGAAAGCAATATTATCAGTTAAAGCTAAGTTTCTACAAACCTCAGCAGTTGGTGGTATATAGATTTGTGTATTGTTAACAGTATCTCTTGTTAATACCCAAGGATAGTAAGTTGCCGTGTAGTTAGAATCTATACCCGCAGTTTCTAAGTTATCAACAGCTTCTTGTGGATAAATAACATCAGTTTGTTCACCCGTTGTTGGTACTAACATATTGTAGTCAGGTGTTGTTGTGATGTAAATTGAGTCAGCTCTATCAAATTCTATCATTTCTATTGCTGCTTCTACAAGGTTACTATTGTTTACATAATCAATACCTGTTGTTACGAATACATTTATATTAACCGCTTCAGGATTTTGGAATGTTTGTTGACCTAACAAGTAAGCGTAATAGTCAGTATTAGCATAATCTTGAGTTGTATTCCCAACTGTTATTGTTTTGAATGCACCCCATCCTGTTGCTGTTGGATATCTGAACGATGGACATGCACCTCTTAAATAACCACTTCTACCCAAAATAAAGTTATCGGCATTAGTTCTACGTTCTCTGTAGATGTCCCAACCATCGAAACCACCTGAGCACAAGAAACTAAATTTACGTGCAAATATTCTGTAGTAAGGATTTGTTTCATCACTAGGGTCACTTGTGAATGTACCACTACCAACATAAAACTCAGCAGTACCACTTGTAGTAAACGAGTTAGCAATAGTAATACCTGAAGCGTCTTTATCCATATGGAAACCTTTTGTTCTATAAGACCAATCAGCCCCAGTAGTTGCATCACAGATACTTGAACCTGGTAAACGTTTTCCTTTGTAAGTGAAGAAATCAACATCGTAACCAACTGTATCAGAAATACCTAAATATGTTCTTCTAACATTGTCACCAGCACTTCTTAAAGCATCATCAGCACCTGAAGCTAACCCGAAAGGTGGATTGTATACAACTTCACCAGGGAAATCATATTTAGTTTTGTAAATTGGGAATGGTGATTTTGCACCAGCATATTCTCTCATATTGTAACCAACGAAACCACAAGGTAAAGCATCGATTGGTGCATCTTCATTAATCTCTAACATTACAAATTTGGAGTTCAAAGCATATTCACCATCTTTAGTTCCAATTTTTTTAGCTATGAAATTATTTTCATTAGGATTCATTGAACAATTTGTAAATTTCTCTAATACAACAGGATTTGAATCACTATCAAAGAAATCTCTAATTTGAACATCAAAAGTACCATTATTGAATGACATATTTGCCATAGAAATTTTTACTTCTGTATTTGCAGCATCCCCATCAGCTATCGTTGTAAATCTGAATAGATTAAATACTTTGTTACCTCTAAGTTCAGAAACAACCCATGGAGAAACTGGTGATTGGTATCTTTCTAAGTAGAAAGCTATTGAAGTTGCGTCTACCTCTTGTCTTGCATTTGGTAATGCAATCAAGTCACAATTCAAACCTCTAATGTAACCTTTTCTATAACCATAGTTTAATAATGATTGGAACCTTTCTTCTACAAACAATGGTGTTGTTGCTCTTGGTTTTGCAAAGTTACTTGAACCGAATACTTTAGCAATATACTTAGGGTCTGAATTAGTAAATGATGTTTCGAAAGTAAAGTTATCACCATCTTTATTAGTAACATTAAGTGCAAATGTTGAATATGGATTTTTAGTAACCGCTGAATATGTGCCAGTACAATCCATACTAACGTCAGTTAATCCACTGACCTCATATACGGCACCATTATCTGTACCATAAGTTGCAATACCTCTTGAACGTAGTGTTGCTATTACCAAGTCATCATAATCTGTATATGCTGTACCACTATAAATGTATATGTTACCAGTTATACTACCACTATAACAATTAGTGATTGTACCTGTTTGAATTGTTCCTGTATTACCTGTTGTACAAACACCACATGGGTCTGTGAAAAGTAAATTAACAGTCCAAGCTGAAGTTGCTGTCAAATCGTCAGATACTATTGTATATGATTTAGTCAAAGAACTAAAATTATAACCAACTGTTGTTGCCGATTGTACCACACCACCACTTGTTATACCACTTAATGCTGGGTTAGTACAAGCACTGAAATTAATAGTCATTGCAGTTACGTCAGCTGTAGTTGCTGTGGATGGAAGACAAACATTAATTACATTTGTATTGTAATTGATTGCACCTGTAACTGTAGTGATAGTTGGAGAACTTACTGAGTAACTATAAAATGATGCACAATTTGATAACGATGATGTTAGTGTTAAACTATTAACATAATCGTAAAAAGAATAACCCGAATATTGACCATTTCCAATATTATCAAAAGTTGCATAATACCAAGTATCATTAACGGCTGCAGTATAGTCGGCCAAATCCGAACTAATGTTATCAACACCAAACACATTATTTTGAGAAGTGTACCCTGATAATAATGTATCAATAGTTCCACCTGATACTGTACCAAAATAGTTTATTGATGTTGCTGATGTTGATGGGGTGTTTAAAATATTGAATAACTGATTTTTTATATCAGAATCAATCGTTGAGGTTGACCCATTAAATAACTCATATGTACTATATAAGTCACCCGATAGAAGTGCCGGTATTGATGTTGTGTATGAAATAGAGTTAATACTATTTGTACAACCAGTAAAATTGATTGTATAACTACTAACTTTAAATTCAACACATTGTGTAATACAACTTACAGTTGAAGCACTTGAACAATCAAACCCAACAGTTGATTGGTCAACATTAGCAACCGTAGATATAGACCAAGAAGGTCCTGCATCATAACCTGATAACCCAAGAATTCTTGTTACGAATAATTGGTTAGATTGTTGTAAGTATGCTTTGGCTACATAAGCGGCTTCATACTTTGGTATTTGAGTGTTTATAAATTTCTCAGGGGAAGTACCACCGAAATACGTTGTGAATTCGTCAAAGTTTGTAATAAAAATAGGTTCGAAGGCTGGACCTTTCAAGGTTTCACCAACAATACCAAGAGTTGTTACGCCCACACTTTGTGACACAAAACTTAAATCGACCTCAGAAGTATAGACACCAGGAGATACGAAAACTTTACTGTTTGACATTGATAAGGATGTTTAATAATTTATTTTATAAATAAATATTAGTATCAACCCTAAAAAACTTTACTTCATTATATGTATTGATAAATTGAGTAGAATAAATTCTACCTTTTTTCTACTATGTCTAAAACAGAGAAAAAAATAAAGAATTTGAAGATATCTATTGAGGTACACGATATATTAAAAACATATTGTGATAAGAATGGTATAAAAATGTATCGTTTTTTGGAAAGATTGATAGTTGAAAAGTGTAAAGAAAAAAAAGATATATATGGTGATTCTTAAAGTAAGAAGCCACTCAAAACCATAGAAGATACTTCAGAGACATTTAATCTAACTACTTCAATCCTTACAATATCATTAGTGTTAATTTGTACTTGTGAAACATTAGTTCCATAATAATCATTATTAATATAAACATCATAGGTATTGACATTAACAATATCTAATATACTAAGATTAGTTGTGTAATTGAATGTTTGAGATAATGTATCGTTACCCACATTATAAATCAAATTGAAATTATTTGATTGTTCAATAGATTCCATTTTTTTTCTTCTTCTTGTTGTACGAGTATCAACTTCGGTAACTTGTAAAACTCTACTTACTGCAGGACTTACCTCAAACTCGTTTTCATCAATTAGAAAACCTAACATAGTAAAACTATAACTTTGGATATAATATTTTCTTTTGTTCAAATCTAAGACACTTTCATCCGAAATATCACCCATTACAATTGGAATATAATGCCCTTTAATAACTTGATACGCTTGACGAGATGCAAATTTCTCCAAAATAATTTTATTAAATTGGTTTAGTTCACGCATTCTATTACAAATTATTTTTACATCAAAAGATATATCCACAGGAACTGGTTGTGGTATTTTGTAAACATCCATACCCATCCTTTGTCCATCCCACGTTGGAACTTGAGCATAAAAAAATAACCTTCTATTTGGAATATTATATAGTGTTGATGGGTTGGTTCCAAATTTGACTTCAGGTTTTCTTACAACTGTTACAAAAGGGGGCTCAACATTTTTATCGATATTTTGTATCTCCCAAGTTTCAACAAACTGAGTCCAATTTTGTGTTGTAACTAAAATATCAATTGTTGGTATTAATTTTCCATCTACAATAAGTTTCAATTCTTCTTTTACAAAATCTAAAAATCCACCATCCAAATCAGCATGTAAAATTGATTTAGGCAAATAAGTTCCATCCTTATTTATCTTTTCTAATAATTCCTCTCTTCTCCCCAAACCTACCTTGGATTCGGTTAATGGTAAATATTTTTTTATTTTTTTAGGTAGTGGCATTTTTATAATCCTCTAAATTCATCATCAACAACAGCTGATGCTATTATAGTACGATAGAATGGTTTATATCCAGCATATGTATGTTTATTATCTGATATTACCCTTCCATCATCTGTTACTGTATAGAATCTAATTCTATCTTCAGTTTCGTAGTAACCAATGTAATCACCAAAACTAACATCAACACCCAATTCATCTAATTGTCTTTGGTATACAGAAACTTTAAGATTACCTGGTTCAGTTTGATTAATTCTACTATTTCCATAGTTTTTGTTTTCAGGTTCTGAAATTTGAACTAATCCTTTAAATTCTACTGGTGGTAAAAATTTAACCCCATCCTTTAAAGTTTCGCCATATACGTCATCTGTCTTGGTTTTCATCCTATCAATTCGGTATAACACCAATGTAAAATTCATATCACCATGTAACCATTCTGACCCCATATTAATATCAAGGTCATAGTCGTTTTGGTCGAAAAACTTACCGAGTCTAGTAATTGGTACTCTATTATTCATATTGATAAATATAAACTTATTGACTATTTTTATGTTAAAATACGATTTTGAATATATCAGGTAACACCTCTAATCTTATTGAATTAAAAGCACTCGACATATTAGATAATTATTCGGGAACAAATAACTATATTCAAAAATTAAAATACCTAAAGGAATCCAATAAAAAGTTTTACCCCACTCGTTCCCAAGCTGAATATATTATCAACTATCATTCTGTTGAACCAAAGGTTGCAAAGAAGTGGGTTAATATGGAACCATATTTTGCAAACAAGATTGCTGATGAAAAAAATATGTTATCAGTACCAACTGATATTTGGGTTGAAAAGTTATTGGTTGATAAAGATAAATCATACCATATTTGGGGTAAATTTAATACTGGTGACACTCTAACAGATATGTGGTTACCTAAGGCAGCATTATTAAAAACCCATAATACAATAGAAGTTAAAATTGATTATACAAAATATAGTCACAGACCACCACTTGAACACCAAAAAACCGCAATAGAAAAATTGGTGGGTAGTAAAAGATTTATTTTAGCTGACGATATGGGACTTGGTAAAACGACTAGTACTATAATCGCAGCATTAGAAACTGATATTAAAAAGATTTTAATTATCTGTCCTGCATCCCTTAAGATAAATTGGGAAAGGGAAATTAAAAACTACACAGATAGAAGTGTATATATTTGTGAAGGTAAAAACTTCTCAACTGAACACGACTTTGTTATTGTAAATTATGATATCATTAAAAATTTTTATGATTTAAAAAACAAAGAAAACTCCCCAATCACAAAAGGTAACTTTGATTTGGTTATTATAGACGAAGCTCATTACATATCCAATCCCCAAGCTCAAAGAACAAAATTAATTAATAGTTTTGTTAAGGATGTTGAATATCTTTGGTTATTAACTGGTACTCCGATGACATCAAGGCCAATCAACTATTATAATTTATTGAATCTAATTGAAAGTCCTGTTGCTCAAAATTGGATGGCTTATGTTATCCGTTATTGTCAAGGATATCAATTTAAGGCGGGTAATAGAAAGGTTTGGAATGTGAATGGGGCGTCAAACTTGGAAGAGTTAAGAGATAGGACATCAAGACAAGTTTTAAGAAGATTAAAAGAGGATGTACTAGATTTACCTGAAAAGATTATTACACCTATCTATCTTAGATTAAAATCTAAAATGTATGAAGAGTTAATGGGTGAGTATTACGAATGGTATAATAAACATCCTGATGAATCGAGGTCTTTAACAGTTCAGTTTAATAAGTTGATGAAAGTTAGACAAGTAATTGCTGAAGAAAAAATATTGAATACAATTGAGGTTGTTGAAAATATTTTGGAACTTGGTAAAAAAGTTATCATATTCACAAACTTTACAGATACTCTACATAAGATTCATTCTCACTTTGGAAAGAAAGCTGTTTATTTGGATGGAACTTGCTCAAAGGTTCAAAGACAATACGCTGTTGACCAATTCCAAGATAACGATAAGGTTAAAGTTTTTGTTGGGAACTTACAAGCTGCAGGAGTTGGTATTACATTAACTGCAGGTGAAGCTGTTGTATTTAATGACTTATCTTTTGTCCCCGCACATCACCAACAAGCTGAGGATAGAGCCTATAGATATGGTCAAAAGAATTGTGTTTCAGTCTATTATCCATTATTTGATAATACGATTGAAGGTGTTATCTATGATATGTTGATTAATAAAAAGAATGTTATTGATACTGTTATGGGTGATAATATTGATAGAGCGGAGTTCATTGAGCAAATTATGAACAAGATTAATTCTGTTCGTTAATATTTATGAGATATTTATATCTTATGGAAAGAGCAGCAAATTTACTTAAAGAAATAATATTAACTAAAGAAGATATATTATCTGAAGCAAAAAAAATTGGTATTGATAAATTACCATTTGGATATCGTTCAATTAGTAGTTTCATCGATGGAAAAACGATGGATATACATTACAACAAACATTATAAAGGTTATGTTGATAAATTGAATAAAGCCTTATCTAAAAAGAACTATGGTGATGTTGAATTGGAGAACATTATTAAATCCATTTCGAAGTATAATAAAACAATAAGGAATAATGCTGGTGGTGCTTTTAATCATGCTTTATTTTGGAAAATGTTGTCCCCAAAAAAACAAGAAATACCAACTGAGATAAAAAACAAAATTATTAAAGATTTCGGTTCAATTAATACATTCAAAAAAGAATTCACCGAAATAGCAAAGGATAGATTTGGTTCAGGTTGGTGTTGGTTAATATTGACAAAAAACAACAGACTTAAAATTATGTCAACACCCAACCAAGACAATCCACTAATGAACATAGTTGATGGGGGTGGATTTCCTATTCTTGGTCTTGATGTATGGGAACACGCATATTATCTCAAATATCAAAACAAAAGAGATGAATATATTGAAAATTTTTGGGATGTTGTCAATTGGGAGTTTGTTAATAAATTATATACAGATAAAAAGAAAACTAAGTTAACTGAATCAGTTAAAACTAAAAAATTAATCAAAGAAGAAGTTGAGGTATTAAACCCAAACGGAAGACTAAATCCTATTTTTGTTCAAACAATATTGAAGAAAGTTTATCCAAAATGTTCACCTGAAATTATTAGGGATTACAATCCTGATACTCGTATTGAATCACCTTGTTATGGTAAAATCCAAACTGAGTTATGTAAAACAAACTATGGTGTTATTGGTGGAAAATATGCTGTAAGTCAAAGGGGTGGAACTGGTGAATGGTCGGTTGTTAATTGGTTTGATGCTAACACTCGAATTAGTGATAAGATATTAGAGTTTTATGAAAAATATAATAGTAAAAACTATGATTTGGAAACTTGGTTTAATATTATGGGAAAAACTCTGTTTGGTGATGAGGGAAAGTTTACCAATAGTTTGGCAAATATAGTTTTAAATCCAAAAACAAAAAAAGGAACTTTGGATAGAGGTATTGAAAGGGAAAAAATTGCGATTGAAATATTCAACACTAAAAACAAAAATTCACAAATAACACAATTTTGTGATGGTGATACAAGGGACAAGTATAAAGGACAAGATATGTTTGTAACCGAAGATGGTGTAAGTAAATACGTTCAGGTTAAACCAACTACGGATTTATATGAAACGAGGGACAAACAAGGTAATACTATCTATATCTTCAAAAGTAAAAATGTATATAATACAAATAATATTCAAATTTTTGCATTTGTTGATGATAAAAATAACTATATATTTTTTGATTTTAATGAGGTTGATATTGAGGATGGTGGAACACAATCAAAAGAAAGATATTCTTACGTTTTTAATTCAAAAAATAAAAAATTCCAATCCCAATTTTTAAAATTAAAAAAAATTAACATTACTGAAAATATGAACTCAACAATAATAATAACTAAAGAACAAGCTCAAATAATGAATTTTTTAATATCCGAGGACATTAAGATTAATAATAATCAGTTAGATATTAATAGTATCATTAAAAGAGAATTACAAAAGTTAAGACCTATTCCCACTGAAATGAATGCGGCTAAAGAAGCAATTAATAATATTGTAACAGCTGAAATAAGTCGTGGTAAGTTAAATTTTAGTAGAACAATTGATTCTTTATTTAATTTAAACTTATCAACAGTTTCGGACAGAAATAAATATAGGTTCAATAACTACTATTATAGATTTTATAGAAGTAGAACGAGAGGTTTAGATTTTGAAGGTTTAATTTCCGGTTTAATTGATGGAGATATTTCTGAAGACATTAATTCTCCATATGATTTGATTACAAAAGATGGAAAAAAAATATCTATAAAAATAGTAAGAAATTTAAGTGAAAGTCCTGTATTGAAATCAGCAAAAGGAAATATACAAAGTTTTATCGAGAATTATAATGGTTCTGATGAAAACAAACAAATGTTGATTACACAAGCAAAAAATGAAAATCTTCTAAGTTTTTTAATAAGTTCGGGTAACAACGATTATATAAATATTGCTGAGGATTTAGTTGATTTCATACTACCTGACATTGATGGATTATTAATCGGTGTTCCCAACGAGAATTTTAACATCGACTTATTTTATTTTGACAGAGAGGGAATTAAATCGTTGGCTTTAGAACCTGGTAATTTAGGTGCACCAAAAACCAAAGGGTCACAACAGATTAGATTCAAAAAATCAGTTTTCCAAAAAACACCAAGTGAAGGAAATAGATTGGTTGGAAAAATATATTTCCCAATAATCTCAGAACAAGAATATATTGATTTTTTAGTTGGTAATGAAAAAACAAAAGAAACATTATCATTACTTAATCGTTTTGGGAGTAAGTACAACATAAGAAACTTAGGTGGTAATATACCACAAGATATTATCCATAGTTTGTCTGACAACGAAAACTTCAAACAAGACATACTTAATTTGTTGGATTGATATTTATATATAAAAACTAATTATGTCTATAATTCCTGAACCAGATAGAACCCAACTTTACACTAAATTGAGACATCTTTTAGGTGCACCACTAAGGGCTGTGGAATTGGAAGATGAAATGTTAGATTCTTTATTAGAACTATCTATTGAGGATTATGCTCAATACGTACAAGATTGGTTAATTGAATCACAATGGACTTCACTATATAACTTAAACTTAGATACTGAATCTTTAACCAAAGCATTCATAACTAAAGATTTAAAGTTCGAGGAAAGATATACTTATGCTTATTCTAAAATTGTTGGTTTACAAGCAGGTGGAGATTCTGTAATGAAAAAGGACTATATACAACTTGTACCTGGTCAACAAATTTATGAGATACCAGCAGGTCGTGAATTAAATGAGCTATTATGGTTTACACCATCAGAACTTAATAACTTACTATTTGACCCTTGGACATTTGGTGCTTTGGGTGGTGTTGGTTTAGGTGGCCCCGCGGGTTATTCTCAAATGGGTTACTCAGGTTCATACTTTATGATGCCAGCATTCGATATGTTATTAAGAATGCAAGAAATTAATATTCAAAGAAGAATTATTGCAGGTGACTTAACATACAGAGTAACGGCTTTACCTGAAGGTAAAAAAGCAATCCATTTAATGCAAACACCAGGTGGTAAATTTGACTTCGGTAATGCAACTTTAATGAGAGGTAAAGTTTGGTATTGGTATTATGAAGTTGATGGTGCAGACAGAGATGATTGTTTAAAGAAAAATCCTGATATAATTAGATTACCATCTGATGTTCCACTAGAAAAGATTAGTTGGATTGATTTAAATAATCCTGCCCAAATATGGGTTCGTAAATGGTTTTTTGCTTATGCTAAAGAGGCCTTGTCTAGAGTTAGAGGTAAGTTTAGTGGTGCACTCAAAACACCTGATGCCGAACTTACATTAGAATATCAAACTTTACAAACTGAAGCTAAGGACGAAAAAGACAAATTGAGAGAGGAATTAATTGGTGCTGAAGGTAAATTAACAAGATTAAAACCTGAAAAGGTTATGGAAAGAGAAGCATTAATAGCTGAAAACTTAAATAAAGTAAAAAAACTTACTGCTTTACCAAGACAAATTTATGTAATTTAATTATAATTATGACAACAATAAATTCAGAACTAGTCAGAAAACAATTCGGGGAAGTGTCAAAAACAATTCGTTATGGTCAATCAGTTTCGACCAAAATCAAAAAGGTAGTTAATACCCCAACCTATACAACAAATGGGGAATATCTTTTAGTTGTAAAAGATGTCGATAATTGTACAATTACTTTAGATGGTTATACAACAGAATCCATTAAAATAAAAGTTCTTACAAAAACAAATATTGTACCCAAATATTCTTTAATTGATGACCAATATGAGGAAATCGAAATTGATAATGGGGCTTGTGTAGAATTAGAATATGTTGAGGGTAATTGGTACATAATATCCTCCGATGGTATGAAGTTAGAATAAAAACTAAACCCCACCTTTAAGGATGGGGGTTTTTATTATTAACATATTTATCAAATAAAAAGATTATGAAAAAAGTAGTAAAAATAACAGAAAAAGATTTATCAAAACTAACTAAGAAAGTTGTTACTGAACTTGAACGAGTTTATGGTCATTCAGAAATAGACAAATTGTACTCAAGACTTGGTGATGATGAAGATGTACAATTGGATGATTCATCGGGTGAGTTGTCAGGTAAAATAACAAAAAAGGTTGATATCGTTATAGATTTGCTTGAACAAGGTATCAGAAAAAAAGATTGGGTTAAAGTATCCCGAGCATTATCGTACTTAGAGACAAAGTTTTAATAAAAAAAATCCCCACCTATTAAGAGTGGGGTTTTTTGTTACTTCATTACATAAGTGTTTTGTTGTGTTGGTGTCTTTTCACCCAAGTTTCTATTTCCATACCAACTACCATTTCCTGTACATTTTTTTCTTTTTTTGTAAACTGGATTACCACAAGATGTTAACCCAATCGTTAAAATTACTAAAATTAAAAAGATAAGTTTTTTCATAAGTTTTTTTTATAAATAGTTTAATCAATATATTGTTCCCATCCTTCTTCAGCCAAATCGTAAATATAGTTGGGGTCAATTCCTCTTTTGTTCCAATACTCTATTTCTTTTGGTTCTAAATCTAACAAATCCTCTTTGATTCTATCTTGGTCTTTTTCTTCAAATGGTACTCCATTAATTAGTTCACATTGTTGTTGTGTATAGAATTGTCTTTTCTCAGGGTTATCAATAATTAAAGTATCTCTAACTTCTTGTTTGAATACAACTAATAAAGGTTCAATACGATTATTGAAAGTTGTTATTGCTCTTGCTACATTATAATCACCCAACATATCAGGATTATTCTCAATGTCATTTGGATTTAACATATAACAATTTAATACCACTTCATCTTTCTTCTTTTGAACATCTCCGTGACTTGCTTTGACACCATTATTAACATAATAAATCACCTCACCAAGATTCACCTTTAGATTGTGTTTAATAGCCAGTTCCATATGCGCCATTCTAGACATGGCACCACCTGATTTGGTTGTTTGTTTTGACCTCTCAATATAATCCTTAATACTCAACTTAACTTTTGCTCTTTGTGCAATTTTAAGAAGGGGGATTTCTTTGTTATAGATTTTAGTTAAGTATTCATAATACCATTCAACAAACTTCTGTCCCTCACCTTCCAATAATAATCTAATTGCTTTATCCAAATATTCCTCAATGTATAATGGAAGTTTTTTGGATTTGATTGAGTTACCAGTCAATTTGATTTTACCATTATGTTCCATCGTTGCATAATTCTTACGAGCAAGATTAATACAAGATTTCCAAGTTCCATCACAATCTAATGCCATTTCACCCTTCATAAAGGTGTCGTTGAACTCAGCAACATCAGCATCATAACCTTTATATTCTTTTCCTTTCTTAACTTTCCAATTAAGACCTTTACCAATATAAACTCTATCATCAACACCACCTTCAGGTAATGAGAAGTTCATACCATCCGTATCACATACCAACGCAGTATAACCCCTCTTCATAAAGAACTTTAACATTTGACGAAGATATTGTCTTCCTGTACAAGTAATCTGTTCACCCATATACATATCACCCCAAGCAAACACTTGTGGAGCTGATAAAGCACCAAACATTGAGTTGATAAAAATCTTAATGGGTAATTGTTTTCTATCGTAGGACAATGATTTTTTCTTATCCTTGTCATACCATTCAGCTGCTAAGTTCTTGTATTTGATACGAGCACTTCTAAAATAAGACAACATACCTTTCATAGCCCCCATAATATCACAATCAGGGAAAACATCGTGTACTAATTGAATAGATGGATAAAGAGATGAGTAGTCAAGTTTTAATACATCCTTCGAATAACCCACTCTTAACAATCTTGATAATCCACCAACAAAATCTTTCTTTTGTTCTTTTTGGGGGATGGCCAATTTATACTTATAAGACCAAGCCATCATAAGCATCTTCCACAAAGTGGCTGTCCCCATGGTGGAAACTCTTTCATATGTTGTTGGAATCATCGATGCCAACATAAATGTTCCTTGATTAAACTCATCATCCACCTTCAAGGTTTCTTCCAAGTCATCATCCAAGTATCGTTCAACAATATTATCACCAGTTGTTTTGATATAGATACCAGGATATTTTTTATCCAAGTCGTTGTATTCAGGTTTGTCGGCCTTTTTGTATTTACCATTCTTAACATTTAACCAATACTCTTCTTTCTTGGCGTACATTGAACCGATATCAGTATGTCCAATATAAACTCGGTCTTCAGCTTCAGCATTGATGTATTGGGTAATATATTTAAGACCAGCGGATTTGATGTTTGAGTTGATTGCTTGTGCTCTTCTAACGGAGTGTAGAATATCAATAACATTATATCCCCACATTCCAATCTGTGTATATTCCTCAACTTCATTAGCAAGTTTTAACATACCCTTGGTTTGTTTCATATTATATTCTGGATGTAAAGTTTTGCATATCTTTTTGATATCCAAATGTAGAGCTTTACATCTTTCCATAATCCAATACCAGTCGAAGTTGAATGAATTGTATCCACCAATGATTGATGGTTTAACTTCATCTATTGTTCTAAAGAACTCAACAATACCAGCTCGTTCTTGGTCTTCATTGGCACATTCGATTACTTTTTGTAGTCCTTTATTTGTTTTGATTCCAATCATAAAGATTCGACCATCTTTAGGTTCTAAAGAGGTCGTTTCTAAGTCGAATCCTAATCTTGTAATGTCATTGTATTCTTCATAACCCTTAAACAATCTTTTTTCCTTTTGGATAAGGTATTGTTCTACTGGTGATGGTATAAGGAAGTATTCTTTAGTATTATCTCCATATGGGTCAATTCCTCCTTCTTTGAAGAATTGCATTAAACTTCTATATCCTTTTAAAGATTTAACCAAAAACTTTAGACCTTTTTCTAATCGTTCATTTCCACCAGTATCCAATTTCTCAATTAGGATTCCGTGTTTGGTCATTGCTTCTTTTTGAAGTCCTTTGGATGATTTGTAAAAGTTAAGTCCGTGGAGGTCACCAACCCAAGCAAATGGGGTGAATGTATCTTTTCTAATTTCTTTCCCTTTTCCAGGGATTTCTTTGATTTTGAAAATGTTTTCTGTTGCCCAATCATATTCTATGGCAACGATGTGCTCTTCGGGGTCGTTTCCGTTTAAGAAACTTTCGATTTCTTCAGGTGTAATCATTATTATATTTTTATAAGTTCAGTATATTAGCTGTCATACTGGATGACATTTACCTTGTCCTTATAAATATAAAATGAAGAACTAATTAAGTCAAATTACAAATCAGGAAAAATACTATTAGTGGTTATGTCGAAAGTGTAGGAAATAGGATAAGTTACAGCTAAATTAGTGAATACTGATGTACCATCTAAATCCGTATAATCATCACCAGTTATAACTTGAGCATATCCTATTGTTGTACCTGAATTAATTGTTATTGCTGATGTAATTGTAATACCTGTACCAGTTATTTGACCTAATGTATTTGTGAAAGTTAAATCTAATTGATTGTTTAATTGTTGTGATGAAGTTATAACATAATCAACATTTACTGAACCTGATGTTACAATACTTGTTAAATTAAGATTAATTGTTAGTCCAGTTGCAGGGCCATTTATACAACAAGGAAACTCTGATACATAACAACTATCATATTCCAAATCATCAGCAATATAAGATTCTTGTACATTAATATATAACTTTTCTCTAATAGGTAAAATTAATACACCATCAGAACTTCTTAACATAAATTGACCCTCGAATCTTCCTACTCTATTTGTGTCTCTATTTTGAAATTGATAGTATAAATAATATTCAGGGTCAGCATTAGGGTCAACATTTGTTTTTTCAACAAATCCCGCAGGTCTCGATGTAATCTTTGGAACACCAGTCTCCACATCCATCATTGAAAAGAATAATGCCGATTCTTCGATTAACGACATAAAATTATCATAATCCAATCTGCCATTCTTCACCACCTGAAGCTTAAGGAGGGGTAGGGTTGCGTTCTTTTTAATAAAGAATTCCATTTAGTTTTTATATATAAATACTCTTTTGTATGGTATTTATATTTGTATGGAAAAATTGATAAGAAAAATATTATTTGAGGAATTTTACCCTAAAAAAATCTATGTGAAAGAAATTTCCATAAATGAATTAAATCATCTCATTTTATTAAATGAAGGGTCAACAACACTAAAATGTAATGATGGTCTATTTAATTATGCTAAAAAAATAATAGAGAGTTATTACGATGAATTAAAAAGTTACAAATATAAAAGAAGTAGATTTACTGTTGAACAAACTGACCATTATTGTAGTAGATATAGAAGAAAGGACGAACCAGAAAACAAAAATAACCCTGATATATACAATCCTTTTACCACCGAAGGTGTCGATTTAGTTTTTAAATCAATACCCTCAATTTATGATACGATTGTTAATAATAATTGGGATAACAAGAAAGAACTTTGTTTTACTATCAAAACAGATTCTATAACCAAGAATGGGAAAATAGTACCATATACAGTCGCATTCGTTGTCCATAAGAATATCTTTGAAAGTAAAAGATATAGGATAACATTGAAAACTCAAATTAAAGGGGTTGAAATGCGTGATAAAAATTATGAGTATTGCGGTAAATATACAATATAAAAAGGTGAGAATAATTCTCACCCTTTTCAAGTTTCCAATTTTCGTACTTTGGAGACACGCTGGTTTGGCTATATACCAGAGAGCCAATAGTCACCATCTTTCGATGTAATCAAGCTGTCTATCATTTTCGACTATCAGGAGTTGCCCACACACCCTAACTTTAAGGAAAGTCATCAACCAAGACCATTATTCTAACCCTTTATTGTTTTACAAAGATACAATCTCTTTATAAATATCCAAAACTTTTATTGATTTTTTTTTAATTTTCTTTTCTCAATTTTGAATCGTAATGGTCGAACCTATTGTGCTCGGTGGGGGTTAACAACAATAAACCAGGTTTAATTTTCCCTTTTATTGTTTCTTGGTAACAATACGACATGAGGGTCTGTTCGAATGGGTGAGCCCATTTTGTTTCCAAATAACATTTATAATTACCTTCTTTACTTAAAACGATTGGCCAATTTGATAGGTAGATTTCTCCACCTACATATGGTACACCTTTATGAGTACTGATGAATTCAAACTTTGTTTTAGGTGCATTTGGGTCTAATCCCATCTGTGGAAGTTTTGGATTGTTTGGCCAATGTTTTTGTCTAAAATCTTGGGGTACATTGTACCACGCCCACTGTGTTCCATTGTCACCATAAAACTCCGTATAATTTAGTTTAAGAAAATCGAACTTTTCTTTTTGAATAATCTCTAAACTTTTTTGATATAAGTTGATTACATATCTATTAAATCCATTTTTACAAGTTTCATTCTTTGGATAGAAAAACATATCATCTTCCCAAAACCAGTAGAAATCTAAATCGGTATCATTAAAATGTTCGGCAACAAATATCCTACCCCCCATTATGCCAATATTATCTTTCTTTATATGTTCAAATCCATATTGTTCACACAATTCTTTATATCTTGGTGTTGTTGATAAATCTGTTGAGTTATCCAACAAAAACTTTCTTGGTTTGGTTATAAAATCCCTATCATATTCTAACATTGATTTTATTAAGGTCTCAAATTGTTTTGGTGAGTTGAATGTGATAACATATAAACCCACCTTAGATATATCATTACTTTGATATTTGATTGGTTCAGGTGTTTCATTTAATACTTCCAATGTGTCGTTCTTCAAATCCTCAAAAAACTTACCCATCAATCCATTACCCTCTATCATTGAATAGTTGATATGTTGGGGATATAGATAAGTCATTATTGTGAATATGGATTCTTCAGTGCCCATAAATCCTTTTGATAATGAATCATTAAGTAACATATAATACAATGAGTTCATATCATTGATTCTTTCTTTTTTTCCACCAAAGAAACCACCCCTTGCAACTCTGTTTGTTTTTGTTTTGGTGTAATTATTCATCGCATTTATTTCAAATCCGTGAATCTCTGTACTTGTTTCATAAGGGAAACAAACGAAATGGAATCTATCTACATATTTGGGTAATTTGTCTAATACTTTATCGTGGGTAAAATAACCAGGATGAATTGTGTTTGTAATACCAGCATCAATCCAAAACATATAATCTGAGTTAAACTTATCCAATATTCTTGCATCATTTAGTAAGAACATTTTGGACATAACCAAAGGATTATACATTTCAAGTTTTGCTTGGGTTGAATCTTTTAACCAACCAACTTGATTGTACCAACTTGGGTCTTGCCTAATCTTTTGTATCTTTGGATAGAACTCATTATTAATGAACCAATCTTTTGGTCTTATTATGAATTGTGTGTTATGTGAATCTCTTCTTTGTTCTACAAATCTTTGTAAGTCGGTATCACCAAATATTATTAAGTTTACATCTAATTTGAGTAAACTTTCAAACTTATCTAAATAGTGTTGGTATGTTCTTGACCAACCTTCAGTTAATTGGTCTCTACCTATATCCCATAATCCTGTTACTAATGTTAAATTATTCACCTTTTATATCCTCCAAACTTTTATAAAAACTTTTGTTAATTGTTAAATAATTTGATGGACAATCAGGTGTTAAATTGTTTTCGTGCCACCAAACATCGAATGAAAATAAATTAAACCATTCTTTATTATTCATAAAGATTGTGGTCATAATTTGTTCCTCAGAATATAGTTTTTTTTCTTTTTCAGTAACCCACAAGAAAATCCTTTCAAACTCCTCAACAAATTTTTTCATAACTTTTTTTGTTCCACCAAATAAACCACCAATTATATGATACGAACTATCGTATTCTATATAATATTCATTGGGTAAAGTATTCGACCAAAAATTTGAGCCAGTATTAGATTTACCAATTACTAAAATCTTGTCCTTCGATTTTTCAATTAACCTATCTAAAAAGGTGTCATCAAAAAAGTAAGAATTAAAATATCTTTGATAAGTGTTATTGTTCACCAAATACTTGTCGGGAATAATACCACAATGACTTAGACCTGCATCTATCCAATAATAGTTGTCGTAACTTAACGTTTCATTGAAAAACCAAAAAAACTTATTGTACTGAATTTCAAAACATCTATCACCATTCTTTATCGTATCAATGTCTTTGTACTTCGAAAAAATATGATGATGTTTTGTATCCTTTAGTTTGAAAGGAATGAATTTTAATTTATCTTTTGATATTCCATTTTGATTATGAAAAAAATGTTCCAGATTTGACAAATCACTTGGATTTGTATAACAAATAAAATCGGCACTTGTCATTCTCAATAGTGATAACAAGCTATATTTATAATGTTCTTCTCTACTAGGTCTACCACCAAACTCAGTACCAAATAAGTTATTGTATATACAAGTTAGGAATAATGTTTTCATATTATGAGTATTTCAGGTTTTCACAATAATTTATATCGTAATATTGTATATCTAATTTGTTCTTAGTATACAAGTTCCAGTTGTAAGTTATTAAATAATGATTGTTATCGGTGGTTTTATTGATATCAGAGAACCCCACTCTTTGAGTTACTAAAGGTAAAGATGGGGCGAAACACTTTAGTTCTTTAAAAATGTCTTCATAATAATATTGGTCGATAGCTTTTTGATTTTTTTCATTCCATTTTATAGCCATCTGAGCAAACTTCCTATTAATAATATAACAAACAGTATTATAGATTCCCCTATGGTGTTCTTCTTGTTTTGGTAATTCACTAAGATTTAGTAAATGGTTGGAGAAATTATTAACAGGACAATTTATACTAGGTCCTAAATGAAAATAATCCCAATCTACTTCACTCAACTCAAATAGTGATTTTTCCAATTGTTCTTTTACATAAGGCATAAAATAACAATCGTCCTCAAATATCATAATGTATTTCTCATCAGTAGCTAAGAAGTCCTCTAATATTTTTAAGTGAGAGTAAGCACAACCTAAATAACTACCATAATCAATCGCCTTAAAAATATCATACTCCCAACCAATAAAATCCATTTCGTCTTTGAATAACTTTAATCTATCGGGTCTCCTTTCTAAGTTTATTACTATTTTTTTTACCTTACGAATATCAAACATTTTACAAATTACCAGTTAATCTATCACACCACCCTTTTGATTTTGAATGTGGCCATACAACCCAATATGCTGGTTTTTGAATCGTATTAAACTCTCTCCATATCTTACAATATCCATCAGGGTCTTGCATTACTCTGTTTATTTCATTAATGTCAGCATCTTGTCTAAACATCGTTTCATCTTTTGAGTCGTGGAATGCTACAACCCAAAAATCATAATCTTTTTCAGGTACAGATGTAAATCCAACATCAATACAATGTTTGAACACGCTCGCAAAACTATTTAAATAATCTTCCTCTGTCTCAAAATTATATGGATTTGGTGGATAGTATTTATCTGTTGTATATTTTTGTACTCCTCTTTTATTAAACTTAATACCTGCGTATTTCTCATAATCTTCTAAAGTTCTTTCAGTACCAAATCCGTATTTACCAAACTCTTCAGGGTTAAATATTTCACCATCCATACCAAACAATCTTCTATTTCTTGCGTGTGATTTTTCATTCTTCTTAAACCAAACCTTATCAACATCCCATTGTTTCGTTCTACCTTTTCTGGTATACTCGTGCCAAATAACAACTCTATGTGGATGGAATAAATCATATCCGTGAGTGAATGCTCTAACACCAACACTAATTTCTTCTCCGTGGAAATAGTATTCAGGGTCATGTTGAACTTCATTACTAAACTCACCTAATGTAAAACAGAAATGAGCTGAATAAAATCTTGCGGGAATTGGACTTGTTAGTTCTTGCCATCCTGGTATAACTTCAGGTAAAAAGAATACAGCACCTTCAGGTATAAATCTATCAAAGGTCATTCTCCAAGGTTCATTCACTCTACCTTCAGGGTCATTATCTGGGTCAAATGAAGATACATAACCAGTTAACAATGGTTTACTGTAACCACTTAACTGTAAACTATTAATCATATCAATTAAGGTAACATCCCAATCTTGTTCAAATCTCATATGAGAATCAATCTGTAATGTATATGTTTCACCTGAATATAATTGTTGTACACTATGTCTTGCCCAACATACACCCAAAGATTCCTTATCAAACACATCAATGATTCTAAATCTATCATCATTTCTGTATTCATCTAAATTGAAATTATCTTCTTCATTATATTGATTACAAATACCAACCCTCAAGTTCTCAGGATACTTGGCTTTGAAAATCATATCTTGTAAGGTGGGATTAAGTTGGGGGTCTCTAAAGGCCGCTATTTGTACGAATATAGTTGACATTGAATTTTTATACAAAAAATATAAAAATTGGATGGAAAGAATAGATTTAATTAAATTATTTATTCTTTAAACTCTCAATCTCTTTTTTAAGGTTTTCAATTTCTTCCAATAAATGTTTAATAACAATTCCGTGATATGGTGTTACTTGGTCATAATTCATCGAAAATTGTGTATCTTTTGGACTTAAAAATCCATCCTCATCTATTGTTTCTTCTAAACCTTCTTTTGGTATTAAACTGATTAGGTGGTCAAATCCCGCCTTTGACACTTGTTGTGCCGAGTAACCAGCTTTTATATCTTTATCATCACCTTCTTTCCAAGTGTATTTAATTGGTATTAAATTATTCACCAATTTAACTCCTTCTTCTAAAGTTATTTCACCTTGTATGTCCTTCATTCTCTCATCTGAGAACGCATCTATTTCTTGACCCCAAATACGATTGTTTGCATATAATGAAATGGATACTGACTGAGAACCACCTGGGTAAGTACCAGCACCACCCGTGGTCAAAAATCCATAAGCTGCGGCCGTAGTAACAGTTCTACCAGTGTTGATAGTTACATAACCATTCAATGATGTAGTTGCAATAGCAATACCTGAACCTATACTGGCACCAGCAAGTGGTGCTTGAGTTAATAGATTTAATTGTCCACCATTAGTGTTAATCCACATTGATTGCCCAGCAGACCTACTATGAATGTGAAAATTACCATCATCATAGATTTGGGAGGCATTATTACCAAATTGTAAGTAATTTGATACGCCATCACTTGATGATGTCCCTGCAAAATTATCCCCACCAACACTAAGAATTCCATTATCTGACAAGTTTAATGTTTGGAAGGTATATGCACTATTCAAAAACTCTAAACGACCATTATTGTTAACACGAATTGTTTTGTTTATATTTGTAGCTCCTGCTGCGGTATTTGTAACTCTTATGAAGTCAGTATATCCAGTACCCCCAACTGTATTACTACCTGAAACATTAATAAACGCGGTTGTAGAACTACCACTTGTGATTACACTACCTTTACTGCCAGTTATTGTATCACTACTTCCACTAAATGAAGATGAAGAAGTTGAACCAGTTACACTTAAATTACCATTAATCGTAGCACCAGTAAAGGTGTTAAATAAAACATTGAAAGTACCTCCAGTATTATTGGTGAAAGTAATTGTATTATTAGAATAAGTTGCACCAGTTACAAAAACTTCTGTTGGTAGATTCTGATAAGTTGTTGCTGATATTGTATTTGCAGAAATATTTGTTGAATATAAACTACTTAAATCAGCAATACCATTTTGCCAATCCAAAAGTATATTTGACCCTGAGTCAGTTAAAGTTCTTGAGTTATAGTTTAACGAAATTACTGAAGATGAATCATATAAATCCTTAGATTCCCAATCTAAACTAGTTCCACCCAAACTATCATATGCTCTTCTTGAATCCCAGCCGACTGAGTTTGTATTTGTAGAATCGATTAAACCTTTACTCTCCCAATCGATAGAATTATTACCTAAAGTATCTTTTGCTTTTCTATTTTCCCAATCTATTGATATGTTGTTTCCACTATCGTTAATAGTTCTATTTGACCAATCAACAGACACGACACCTGAAGTATCCATCAATTGTCTATTTGAGTTTTTTATCGTGATTGTGTTCCCACTATCAACAATAAAGTTATTTCTAATAGTTGTACCTGTTAAACTTGATGTTGTTATTCCTGAATTTCCAATTAATAAATCATTAACATTAATTGGTGAACAACCATATAGATTTTCAACATACAAGTCAGTAATACAAGTTGCTGAAGTATTACCAGTAAATGTTGCGGTAGTTCCTAACACAGATTGTGCAACAATAATTACTGAAGGAGAATCTGGTCTTGTTGGTGAAGTTAATCCTGATAATGTTGTTAGTTGTACATATTGACTTGGAGCTGAAAAATAAAATTCCAAATAGTCATTAGGATATAGTTCAAATATGTACGAAACAAATGGGAGTATATATGCGGAGTTAGAAACTAATGTAGTTGTTGATGAACTTCTGTCCACATTATTTCCATTTATTTTTGCCCATATTGTAACATCGGTTGCAGTACCACCTTGTGTTTTTTCAATTTGACCCGAATATCCTATACTATAAATTCCATATTGTGATACCCTAATTTTTGAACCACCTGATATATATATACCATTGGAAATCTCGGTTGTGTTATATGTCCAAACTGTTTCTATATTAGCACCACTAACTGGTTGGTTAGTTGTATCTGAAAAACTTCCATAAGCTCCAGCACCTGTTAAACCTGTTACAGATGTAAATCCAGTTATAGTAATAGTATTTCCACTATTATCATATAACTCTAAAGATTTTGCACCATTATCAAAAGTACCACCAGTTGTATAAACATCAGTAAAACCTGTAATGAATATACTACCACCTGAAGAACTTAAAGTTAATGTCTCAGTGTTCTTGTCAAAAGTACCACCAGTGATTGTAGCACCCCCACCACCTCCACCTCCAAAACCAGTGATATTTTGAGTGCCCCCAGTTATGTTTGTTAATGTCAATGTGTTCGTGATAGAATTATAAGAACCACCAGTTATAGCTAAATTAGTTCCGTGATATTTTTTCCATACAGCATTAGCTCGTGTTACACCACCAACCCCATCAATAGTATTTGCTGTCCAACTATTAATGAAAGTTATATTTTCAGGTGAGTTAGCCCTTATGGTCGTACCAAAGTCTGATATTATTGTTGTACCAGTAGAACCAGTTGCATTGTTCCAAAGGGTTTCGTAGTTATTAATTGAATATTGATAAACTTGGTCAACTTCTTTTACATAAACCAACATACCTTGTTTTCTTCTACCCGAAGAAATATTGTCAGGTTGTAAAGTTAATGTATCATAGGAAAATGTTGTACCACTACCTTTTGAAAATGTGATTGGAATACTATTTCCACTAAACTCAATTGGTCCGAATGTGGATGGCGGGATTGTGTAATATAGTTGGTCTAAAGAATATACTTCCATATAACCACCAGTGGACAAAGTTGAGTAACTAGTCCCAAATGTTTTTGTTCTTTCTAAACTTTGTTGTCCCAATAATTGATTAGGACTTATTGGATTTTTATATGGAAAACTCATTAGCCTACACTACCTCCTTTAAAATATATATCTGTCGTTTGATTATCTATTAAGAAATCACCAGCTGGATATGTTGTATATACCCTATAAGTTACTGATGGTATTGTTGAACCAGTATATGTAAATGTATTTGTTCTAATTGTTGATTCTGTTAACACATTACTAAATACATTCGGATTACCTAAACTTAAATCAATATCTAATTGAGATTGATTATTTGTTAAAACAATTGGTATAATCCAAGTGTACCAAGCTTGGTCTAATATTGTATTTTGAAGTATTTCTGTCGTTTCAAAATTGTATGCTATTTTTGTATTACCGAAACTATCTACACCACCAGTTGTTTGTGGTACATTGGATGTTATAATCGTTGGTAATTCACCATTTGTCCAACCACTATAATTAACATACAAGTTCATCTCAGTATTAAATGTCGTTGCACTTGAACTTGGTTGACTTGTATTACTGAAACCAAAGAATTGTGGAGCTCCATTACCAAACATATAGTTACCAATACTTGTTGCGGCACTTATTGGTTCAATAAACAAATAAGCAAATGTTGAAGGTAATGGAGATGATGTTGGTGTAACAGATGGTGTAATACTTGGTGTTACACTTATTGTTGGAGTTATTGTTGGTGTTATAGTTGGTGTTACACTTATTGTAGGTGTTATACTCGGAGTTACTGAAATTGTTGGTGTTACACTTATTGTTGGTGTTATACTTGGTGTTACACTTGGGGTTAATGAAATCGTTGGTGTTGGTGTAGGTGTGATTGCAACACAACTATTGTTTACACAAACATCACCAATAAAAATATCACATTCAGTCAAAGCAATTGGATTACTACCACAATAATATAATGTTGTACCTGAGTTGATTGGTAATACACTTGTAATTGTTCCATCACATTGTGTATAATAAAAAGTTCCACCAGTTGTTCCAGTATTCGTTATTTGAATACATCTACATAAATCAGTTGGTGTCGAACTTGGTGTAGGTGTAATTGTTGGAGTAGGTGTCGGTGTTACAGGACAACTATATGGTAAAAATGTTTCACATCCGTTACTATCAATAACTTTAATAATTATACTATCCGCAACATCTAAAGGTGATGGAATATCAAAAGTTGTTGTTGCCGATAATGATGTTGAGCCAGTTAGTGTATAACAATAGATTAATGTTACATCACAAACTATGACTTGATATGGGGGTGTCCCAGTTGTTGCTGATATACTTATTTGATGTGGCATATAGGATAAATATTACCAACAAGTTATTATAACTAAACCATCCCCTCCATTTCCACCTCTTCCTCCAGTAGTTCCAGCACCACCACCTCCACCACCTGAACCATACGCACCATTTCCTCCAATACCTCCAGCGGTAGTATTATTAGCGTATCCTCCAGCACCACCTGTGAAAAACAAATTATATGGCATATTGATTAATTGCTCATTATATGATGAGAATCCGCTATCAGCTTCAGATGGGTTGGTTGGATTACCTCCGTTTATTGTTGAGACAAATCCTGAACCTGTTACATTCGCACCAACACGAGAAGTTGTTGATACACCAGCTCCACCTGCACCACCTGAAACGATATTAGTCAAAGATACTGCAGTACCTGATTGATTTTGGTTACCTCCACTTCCCCCTAATTGTCCAGCTATCAAAGATACCAAAAAATTATAACTAAGAAATCCTGCGGTCTGAAGAAATACTGTACCAGCACTACCTGCGGTAGCATTAGAACTACCGACAGCTCCACCATTACCTGCCCCTGCTGCGGCAGCTCCACTTGCTAAAATTATATTTGATGTTGTTGTATTTGGTTGTACACTAACATACGATAAAGTACCTACAGTACCATTACCTCCAGCTCCTGCCGTAGGTAACCCACCAGTACCCCCCATACCAACTAAAATATAAAGTGTATCAGGAATAGTTGAAAGTGTACCAAAAGCTCGACTTATTGCCGAAGCACCACCACCAGCACCACCTGACCTAGCACTACCAGCAATACTTGTAGCACCCGCACCACCTCCTCCACCTCCACCGATGACAATCATTTGCATAAACTTACAACCATTCGGTTTTTGCCAAGTTTGCCAAACAGCCGAACCTATCCCATAGAATGATTGAACATTCTTATCATTATTAGGTAAATTAAAATTATCTATCATATTATTACCAACAAGTTATTATTACTAAACCATCGCCACCTCTACCCCCTCTTCCACCAGTGAGTCCACCTCCGCCACCACCTCCGCCACAACCCCATCCACCATCTCCACCATTACCACCAGTACCACTTGCATTCGAACCACCACCAGCACCACCTGTAAAAAATAAAGGTGAAGAACTTGATAGTATCGATGAGGGATTAAATTGATTAAATCCCGCACCACCATTAAATCCACCAACAGCTCCACCACTTATCGTGGGGATAAACCCTGCTCCAGTTATATTACCACCAACGGCTTGAACATTAGCTGTAGTTAAACCCCCACCACCTGCACCACCAGTTGTTGGTCTTGATATTGTAATATTTGTTCCTGCTCCAAAAGAACCCCCAACAGAACCATTAACACCACCGATAGAATTAAAAATACCCATACCCATCAATACACTATTAGCTACGGTATTAGGATTATTACCAGTACCTGCAGCAGCATTTGAATTCCCACCGGTATTATTACTCGAGCTACTAATAATTAGATGATTTTGGACAAATGTTGTAACATTATTTATTCCAACATAAGTAACAGTTCCCGCAGTACCATTCGATGACGCAGCCCCACCAGCACCACCTGGACCTATTAAAATATGTAATCTTTCAGGGACAAAAAAAGCGGGAATTAATAGTGTTGTTAGGGCACTACTACCACCTCCACCACCACCATTTCTATTAGTTCCGGCAATACCTGTCAATCCACCAGCACCACCAGCACCACCTCCTAATACAAAGAAGTGTATGAATTTACAACCTTTAGGTTTAATCCAAGTTTCCCAAGGGCCTGTTCTATAAAATACTTGAGTATTATAAGTTGTATCGGCTAAATGAAATAAATCTAACATATTACCAAGATATAATTATTACTAAACCATCACCACCTCTTCCACCTGAACCACCAGTAGTCCCAGCACCTCCACCACCACCTCCACAACCGAAAGCTCCATTACCACCATCACCCCCTATACCAGCACCATTTGCTCCCCCACCCGAACCACCAGTAAAAATAAAGGCGTTTCTTAAAACATTTGATTTATTTGGAAAAGAACCTGTAAATCCATCAGTTCCTCTATTTGTGCCACCCGCTGCTCCACCTGATAATGTAGGAAAAACACCACCTGTATTCACATTACCACCAGTTCCATTTGCGTTTGCGGCACTTGACCCACCTCCACCAGACCCACCACATAATGGAGAAGTTGGTGCTAAAGCCGTACCATTACCTCCTGCATTAGACCCACCACTTGTACCATTTTGACCTGCACCAAATAAATTGACACCTGAATAACCCAAGATTTGATTTGCCGCTGTAGGTGCACCACCAGTACCTCCAAGAGTACCTGCAGCAGCACCTCCACCAGGTGTGGTGGAATTACTATATAGTAAAACATTCACACTTGTAGTATCAGGTAAAACTGATACATATGAAATACTACCAGCACTTCCGTTACTATTTGGTGTTCCACCAGCCCCACCATAACCAACATTGATGTATACAATATCAGGTAGTGTATTAGCCATAAACATACCTTTGTTCATACCCGAAGACCCACCTCCACCACCACCAGTTCTTCCGACACCAGTACCTGATTGACCTCCACCACCTCCAGCCCCACCACCGATGACGAGCATATATACAAACTTACAACCCCTTGGTTTTTGCCAAGTTTGCCAAGTACTCGAACCAATAGCGTAAAATATAGCAACACTATTGTCTAAATTGGGGAGGTTATTATAATCAATCATAAATTATTATTTAAGCCCAAGGTGGAATTACATTTGTTTCAACTATAAAGTATCCATAAGGTGAAACTAAATCCAAAGGGTCACCAACCAAACTAAAGAAAGCGGTATTACCAAACTCATCATTTCTTTGATAAAATTGACCTTCATAACCATAGTTAAACTCACATAGTGCGTATATGTACATAATTAATTTTTTTAGTAATCACCACCGATTATGGTTGCATCCCAACCTGCAGCATTAGGTGCCGTACCCAAAGTTACATAAATTACATAATTTGCGGGTAAGGCAAAATTCAAAGGTAATTCATAAGTCGATTGTGCTGCAACCTCAGATGCTGCTGTTGTTGGTAATGTTATTTCATCCCATAGATTATTGTTTGTTGCAGTACCGGTTGTTCCACCATTGTTAATCCATACCCTACCTACTGTTGCGGCAAGATTTTGACCCAAAGTTCTAAATCTTATTCTCTGAACATAACTTCCGTTAGTTCCACCCGTAAATACAGGATAAATTGTGCCTGATGTTAAATCTTTTGTGGTATTAGCTGATGTCATTGCATCAGCCCATTGTATTTTTGGTGTTAGTGTAAAAATTGGTGATGTATTTGCTGGCATATTTTTATATTTTTATATTAATTGATAACTATTTGATATTGCGTAAGTTTTTCCATAATCAAATGTTGATGTTGTTGAACCTGTAAAACTGATATCGAAATTTGGATAAGTACCTGTTACAGATATATTTGTACCACCACTTAATGTCACAGTTTGGTCTGGTAATGAATTGGTAATGGTAAAGTTTGGATAAGTCCCACCTGTTGTAATACCAGTTCCACCACTTAATGTTATAGTTTGGTCAGGTGCTGTATTAATAATTGTTACATTACCTGATGTTGTATTTGCAGACAGACCTACACCAGTTGTTAAAGAATTAACGACATTAGTATAACCAGTAAAAAATCCTGATACATTGAATGTACCTCCTGTGTTATTTGTGAATGTTGTTGTACCATTTGAATAAGTTCCACCTGTAACAAAAACATCCGTTGGTAAATTCTGATAAGTGGTTGCAGAGATTGTACTTGCGGTTAATCCGTTGTAAATGATAACATCATCATCAATAATTGTAGTACCACTGATATTAACATCTGCCGTAAAAGTTACACTATTCCCACCAAAAGTTATATCAGTACCATCATCAATAATTTGACTATCAATTAATTCGTTAACACCATTCCATTTAGCTAAATAATTCGTAACACCAGTACCTGTTAAAGTACCTTGAGTAAGTCCACTTACATTAAATGTTCCACCAGTATTATTTCTAAATAAAATATCTCCGTTTGAATATGTTCCCCCAGTTACAAATACATCAGTCAAACCTGATAAGTTTGCACCACTACCATAGTAGGTTGTTGCGGTTACACCACCATTAATTGTCTGACCAACTGAAAAAATATTATCAACATTTGTGTAAGCATTGTTTGAATATTGTGTTGAAGTTAAGTGAAAATATTCTCCAGCACTACCTCCTTGAATTGCATTTAAATCGTTATGTGCGGTAACTTGTGTTGATTGAAATACACTAACGAAAGCACTCTCAACTGAACCAGTTGTTGCACTAACTTGTACAATTATTCTTCCTGTTAAGAAGGCATGAGATGTAACTAATTCGGGTAAACTTGGTTCTACTGATAATTGAGCTTCTGCAACACTATCATATTCATCATTACCCCAAACTTCATATAAGTGGTCATTCACTTCTTGCCCCCTGAAATACCAATTCACCAAATACTTACCAGCTGTAGCCAAAACCTTATCTGTACCATCGTCATAATATTCGTTATTCAGAGTATTAGCAGTTGTTGTATAAACCCAAGTTCCACCACTATGAAAACTTTG